GTGCTGATCCAATCTTGTGGATCATTGAACCCTGAACTCATACCTTTAATAGATTTTGTTAAACTGTTTCGAAACTTTGAAGGATCGAATGCCTTAGTAGCCATATTTTCTCCTATTCTAAAAAGCAAGTAACCCCCCGGTATTGAGCTGCCTATAGCAAGCCTGGGGGGTGTTGTTATCTTATTGATTTTGTCGAGCTCTAATCATTGCTAAAATGTCTTGAGCACCACCAGCTTCTTCTGCTGGTGCGGCTTCTGGAGCCGGAGCAGGAGCAGGTTCAGGTGTTGCTTCTTGAGCAGGTTCTTTCCAACCTGTATCAGTTTTTGTTTCTGCTACAGGTGTTGCTGGAGCAGGAGTTGGTGCTGGTGCTGGTGCTCTATTTTGCGGATCACCTGTACGTGCTTGCATTCCTGCTGGACGGAAATATTGACTCCATTTATTAGGATCATATGCTTCACCGTCAACACTTGCTTCAAACATTTCTGTTAGAACTTTTACTTCAACTTCTCCTGGCTTTTTAGGAAGAAAGTCATTTAGATTAAACAATCCGTGATTGTTAACCGCCGCCATTTCACTATCGCTTAGTGGACGCTCTCTACGTGCCCAGTTACTTGCACCGTAGTCTGCATAACCTCCTTTGGAACCTTTAGCAAGACGGAAGTCTACACCAGCAGTATAGTCTGTTGGTAGCTCTTCCATATCTGGATCCATAAGAGCTGCTTTAATTAATTGGAAGATTTGCGGTCCAATAATGAAACGTCTAATTGGATTCTCTGGCTGAGAATCTTCTTTAAGTGGATCATCCACAACAAAGCCTTGAAAAATATACGAACGCTTTTTCCAATACTTACGACCCATATCTTCAAGACTTGGATCTTTGAACCAACCTCTAACCTCTTGTAAGATAGAGCAAGATTCGCCATACATTTCCATACACGGAACTTGTACTTGTACTGGGCGTGAATCAGTTTCACCTTTTACACCCGCAAATGGAAGTTTAATCATCAAACGCTCTTTCCAAAAGAAAGTGTTTGAATCATCTCCATCAGGCAAAAAGCGTAGAGTTGCTTGCTCGCCTTCTTTCATATTCCAAAATGGGTAAATTGCGTTATCGCCACCGCCTGTGTTTCCACCGCTTGTACGATTTTCTTGTTCTTTGAGCTTTGCTCGGATTTCTGCTAATGATGCCATAGTTATGCCTCCTTAAATTTGCCTATGTTCTATGTGCCTTAAATGTGTAGCACATAATAGTAATACTACACAAGTTTATTTATCTTGTCAACTATTTTTTTGACTTTTTTTTCAAATAGTTAGCCGATTAAGTTAAACCGGCTAACGATGAGATTCTTTCTAGTTCTGGATTTACTTCTAATTCACTTTCAGCCTCTGCGTAGCCCATTATTTCTGCGACCTTTGCGTCGATGCGTTCTATGAACTCTTGTGCTGGCCTTACAAATTGTTCTCCGTATTCTTTTTCTACCATAGTAAGTACGGCTGTTGGACCTTTTGGAAATGTTCCTTGTTCCTTATCAAAGTAACTTAGAATAAATTCGCCTAATGGTGTTTTTTCTTTTTCAAGTGTAATATCATCTTCATCTGAATCTGGATGATCTACTTTGTCGCCTTTTTTCTTACCGGCCATGTTTGCCTTACGTACTGCGTGTGCATATGCATTGCCTTCGTTTTCACTTTCGCCCATTTCTATCTTCTTGATCATATCCATTAGTTCACCATATGATGGATTGGTATTGCCGAGATCAGCCAGTTTCTTCATTGCAAGTTCTTTGTTGTAGTGGCTGTCTCCTGGAGTTTTGTTTTCCATTATGTCAGGAACACCGTTACCATTTGCATCTCTCCACCAAGATCCTGTTTCGTCGTGCGAATCGTGCTTACAGTTGCAATCTGGTTTACAGTTATGCATTTGACAACCGCAATCTTTACAATGATATTTACTATAGCCTCTCATATAGCCTTCTGAAAATTGTCCTAATAATGAATCAAGTGCTTGTTCAAATTGTTCTTCAATTGATTCACTATAACCAGGTTGATTTACAAGCCTTTTTAAATCTTCAGGACTATAATTGTCTCTTGGATCTATTCCTCGTGTTGAGCCTGGATTATCAGGACTTGCACCAATTTGTTTTGCTGGTGCTCCAACTCTTGGTATGACTAATTGTTGTCCAATTTGTAATTTTCTTGGATCGGCAATACCGTTAGCGTCAATTATTTCTTCTATGCCTTCGTCAACACCGTTAGGAAAATGGTCTGCATATTGCTGTGCAATTGAAGCAATAGTTTCGCCTGGCTTCACTGTATGATTAGTATCGGCTTGTTCTCCAATTAAATCTTCAGGTGAAATTTCTTCTGCTAGTGTTGATTCGCTTACTAAATTATAAATGTATGGAAATACATCTTTTAGTTCTTCGTTAAATTGTTTAATAGTAAGTTGATCAATCCAATTTTCTGCAACATCATTTGGTACTTCTTCCATCATAGGTGCTTCATACGATTCAAATGCTGTTTTATAATAATTTGGTTTTTGTAAATTAGCTATTTCTTTTTTGATAAAAGTCATACGCTCTTTTACACTACCTGAATATTTTGATAACGTTTCTGCCATAACAGAACTGCGATTAATATATTGATTAAATTTTCTTAGCTTTGATAATTCTTCACTTAGCCCTGTGATATATTTTCCAAAGTCGTCATACATATGACCACCTTCACTTACGTGTGTAGCTAATGCTCTAGCACCGCTTAGATGTTTGTAAGGATATCTAAATTTTTCACCTTCTGAAGTTTCAATAAAAATAGAACCAATTTTTTTGTTTCTACTTTCACCTTCGTCAATTGTACCATTGTGTTTTATAGAAAGTTTTGCACTTCCAAATTTTTGGAAACTAGTTTTATTAGTTCCGTACATCTTTGATTCTGACATTGTATTATCTCCAGGGCGATTTGTTGCTAAGAATTTGTAATCTCTCTTTTCTAAATTTGAACGTGTTACATCTCTAACTTCAAATTTTAATAATCTTTTTTTACTGAATTGACGCATATCTTTTAAAAATCCAAACCAATCGTTTTTATTTAATCCGTAGTTTTCGTCTATCATATCTGCATTATAAATTATAACAATTCCGTTTTGCTCGTCTAAACTTACACTTACTTTACCAATTGGTTTATCTTTTGAACCAAAATCAAAGTCAAAAAATCTTGCTTCTTTTGGTACATTAGTCACATCACCTTTTTCGTCTCCAATAACTAAATTGGAATAACGTGACTTTACTGCATTAAACAGTTGTTCTGCTATTACGTCTAAATTCATCATACATTGTTATTTATCTAATTACTGCTTATAAAGATAGGCATTGGCATTTCGTAATCTTCGTTTGCATCCACTTGCGAAAATGTATTGTAAACACTTGCGTCCCAATCTTTCATAACATTAATAACTCTAAGTGCTAAAATTAGAGCACTTACTAAATCATCACTATTGCCTGGCTTTGCTTGAAAGCTACTACCTGTTGCAATAAAACCTTTGAGTTCTGTAATCAGTGGTTTGCTTTTTATTACCAGTTGATCGTTTTCGATCATTGTTTTTAGCCTTGCACAAGTTGTAGTTTTACTACCGTGTGTAGTGTTAAATCCTTTCCTAAATTTTCTTACGTGTCCTTTGCGTATAGGTTCACTGATAAACAATCCTGGAATGTTTTCCTCGCCAAAATCTTGTATCACTAACAAACACGCTTCACCTATACCATTATTTTCAACACTCCAATATATATTACTACCATCGCTGTTTGTAGTATCAGAAATGTATTTGCAAATATCACGCATTACTCTTATTTGACCTGGTATTGCTGTAACATTGTGTTGCCATTCTGCAACTTGCTCATATGTCGGAAGCTCTAAAACTTCTATAGCTGCATTATCTCCTCCGGTGCCCATTGCAGGGTCAAGAGCAATAACATAATTTTTATCTGCACGTGGTGTTTTATACCAACGCACTTGCCCCATATTCATAGTAGGATTTACACCCTCCATAACAGCCAATTTCAAACTGTTAATTAATGTTTCGTCGAATACTAAAAATTCACATTCGTATTCACGTCTAAACATTTCTTCGCCAATACGTCCTACTTCATCAACTTTCCATTTATCATCTCTATCAGGATGTTCACTCCAATGTGCCATAAATGAGTGAAAGCCATTTATACCAACATCGTTCTCATTTCCATATTCATCAAACTTTTGTTCTGCTTGTTTCCATATAGTTGCAAATGTGTCTTCGTCTGAATTTGGAGTGCTTGTTATAATAGCACGGCCACCTGTTGCAAGTGTAGGTGAAATTGATGTCCAAAATTCTTCTGCAATATTAGGTTGCACAAATGCAAACTCGTCACAGTATAGTAGTGATATAGACAAACCACGTCCAGTAGTTCCTGTTGTTGTTTGACTTATAATACGTGATCCATTTTCAAACTCAATACTACCTTTGTTATAACTTGTAACACCTGCTCTAATATGATCAGGACACAATTCATAAACGTATCTAATACGTTGCATAATTTCTTGTGCACCTGTATATTTGTGAGCAGCAATTAATATTGTTTGATCTGAATTAAACATAGCATACCAACACAAGTAAATGCTTGCACACGTAGTTTTTCCTGTTTGTCTTGGCATCATATTTACATTGAATCTATAACTATGATAAGAATCAAGTAAACCTAATTGATAATCATAAGGATCAAATAACAATTTTCCTTGCACAGGATGTTGTATATGTGCAAAATGTTTTGCAAAATACAAATAGCCTAATTCAGGATC